GTCCGCCCGCTCCGCCTGCGCGGGCGCGGGTTGGAGCGCTAGTACGTGGTTGCCGTGGCCGTCCCAGTCAATGTTCGCGGTGTTCGAGAACGCGAGCTGGTAGCGCAGCACATCGGCGTCGATCAGTAGCAGGGGGCCGCGCTTGTTCATGCGTCCACCCACTGCCATCCCAGGAACGCCAGCGCGAACCAGCGGTGCAGCCAGTTCGGACGCTCCCGGACCTGCACGAAGAAGTTGCCGCCAATGACCCAGGAACCGGCCGCCTGCGGTGGCCGATAGGTGACGTAGGAAGTCATGGCCGCTTCTCCGGGTAGCGCTCATACCACGCCTGTAGCTCGGCGGCGTAGCGCTTCATTCCGGCCTGGTACTCCGGGCCGTCGCCGAGCGGGTACTCGTGCTCGTCGCACACGAAGTCGGTGGTCGGGATGGTGTACGGAATCTGCGTGCAGGAGTTCCCCGTACACATCGACTGCCACATGATGATGTAGGAGTTCTCGCTGTGCCCTTTCAGGCACGAGCCATAGTCCGCACTCGGCGGCCAGGGCTTCATATCGCACGCAGCGAGGCCAGCACACAGCGCCAGGATCAGGAGAGCGCGCTTCATACCATGCTCTCGTGTACGGCGACCCAGCACTTCTCGCTAACGCGGCGGATGAAGTAGGTCGCGGTGCTCCACTCCACGGGGCGCAGCATGCGCTCGGTGCAGCACGGGCACTTGGCGTTGTAGGCATGAACCTCGGGCTGGTGTTCGAGCACAGCCACGCGGTAGGTGGTACACGGATCGATCACGCGGACATCGCCGTCAGCGGGGCCGCCAATGAAATGCACGCGAAGCCGGTTCTCGTTCATCGGTTCGATTCCTTGAGGACTTCCAGGGCGCTCGCCTTGTCGGCGTTGCAACGCTGGAGGCCGTCCTCGGCGTTGCCGCCGAAGCGGTAGAGGTCGTAGGTGGTGGTGGTCGGGTCAGCCATCACGGCGTCGAGTGAGGAGTGCGTGCCCTCAATGACGGTCGGCTGGAGGAACTGCTCCGGCACGACTTTCGAGGTGTGCGCGGCGCAGCTCGTCAGGAATGCGGCGAGACAGGTAATCGCCAGTTTCCGGGTCAGCATTTGCTGCAATCTCCACAGAGCGGTTGGTGGTGGCGCGGGCGTTCCGCAGCGCTGCATCGAAGGCAGAGCGGCGCACGGCTTCGCGGTTGAGGGTCTCGACGGTCTGCTTGAGGTCGGCCAGTTCCTTTGCCGACTCCTCCAGCTCCGTCACGCGCTGGGCCATTGCGGTGTACTTCCAGGCTGCGAAGCCGCCTGCCGCGAGCGCGGCAACGACCAGCAGCGCCGCGAGGGCGCGCAGGATGTTGGTTGGGTTCATCGGTTCTCTTGGACGTAACAGGCGACTCGCAGAAGCTCCGAGGGAGTCGCGTCGGACTTGATCTGATTCGCGCGTGCGGAGATCACGCGCACGTTGCCCCGGACGTAGCCGAGGTCAGGTTCGATGCGGTCGAGCGTGGGTGAGTTGGGGCCTTGGGCCTTGCGCCCGACAGCGCGGTACAGCGGGATGCCCAGTGCCGGGCAGAAGTCGGGGACCACGATGTCGTCCGACGTGAGGTCGAACGGCAGTCCCTTCCTAGCTGCCCGGCGTTTCGCTTGGCGCACCAGGGCGAGTGCAATGTCCCGCTTGCCGCGGGTCAGTGCGTCTCGGCCCAATTCCTTCCGATCTTGAACTCGCCATCGAGCGGACAGCGGAAGCCGAAGTAATCGCCAGCCTTGCGGATGGCAGCCTGGGCGGTCTTGCCCACGAACTCGGCCTTGTCCTCGTCCACTTCGATTTGCCACTCGTCATGGACGTTGGCGAGGAACTCGTAGTGGACGCCCGGCACCAACCCTGCGGCTTGCAGGTCGGCGTCGAGGATCACCAGGGCTTTCTTCATCACCAGCGCACCGGCCGACTGGAGCAGGGTATTGAGCGCGGCGTGGTCGCTGCGGATGTGCAGCTTCCGGCCGTCGAGACCGATCAGGTATCCCTTCTCGGCCGCGCGCTTCTTGACCCCGCGTACCAGCTTCTCCAGCGCAGGCAGCCCGGCCAGGAACTTCGAGCGGAGCTTCGCCCCGGCCTGGCGACCCTTGCCAACGATGGAGCCGAGCTTCGCGTCGCCTGCCCCATAGAGGAAGGCGTAGATGAAGGTCTTGGCGTTGTCGCGGGTTGGCAGTCCTGCCGCCGATTGGTTGACGGAGTGGATGTCGCCTTCGAGGATGACCTTGGCGTACTCGCCGCCGTCGTGCTTTGCCATGAAGTGCGCCAGGCAGCGCAGCTCCAATCCCGAGGCGTCCGCGCCGACCTGGAGCTTCCCTGTTGGGACGCAGAACAACGAGCGGCACTCGAATCCGTAGCCGCCTTCCTGGCCCTTGAGGATTCCCTTCTCCTTCGAGTGCTGGACCTTCGGCACCTGAGCGATGTTCGGCTTCGAGTGCGTCATGCGGCCGGTCACCGCTGCGTTCTGATTCACGCTGCCGTGGATGCGGCCGTCCTTCTTGATGGCCTTGAGCCACGCCTCGTCGCCTTCGGCGAGCTGGCCGAGGCGCTTGTTGACGATGAAGTGCTCCAGCAGGAGCGGGATGATCGGGAACTTGAGCGCGCCCAGGACTTCTTCGTCGATCTTCGGCTGGCCCTTCTCGGTGAACTCCTGGGGCTGCCAGCCGTACATTGCAGTCAAGCGGTCAGCAATGTGCTGGCGGCTTGCCGGGTTGAACACCACGTCCTTGTAGGTCGTGACCTCCACGCCCTTGACGTAACCGCGGCGCTTGTCGTCGCGCTTCGGTACGAACTTGCGCTTCACCACCTTCCACGGCGGAATGACCTTGCGCAGCTCGGCCTCCAGCGCAGTGCGCCGGGACACGAGGATGCACTCCAGCTCACGCGCCTTCTCCTGATCGAACAGGTAGCCGTAGCGCTGCTGACGCGAGAGGATCGGCGCGACGGCCTGCTCCAGCTCGATGGCCTCGGTAGGGAGGCCCTTGCTCATCAGCAACGCGAACAGCGCTTGCGTGACCGCAACGTCCTGGTCGCAGTAGTCGTCCATTTCCTGAGACCACTGTGCCCAGGGATCGAGGCCGCGTGCGGCCATCTGCGCCGCGTAGTCGCCTTTCCAGCGACCGAGGCGGTAGCCCCACGCTTCGAGGGCGTGGCGGCCGATCAGCTTGCCCGGCAACACCGGGTTCGCTCCCTGCTTCTTGCGGGCCTTGAAGTCGCGGTCCTTGAGGTCCGGGTAGACCAGCGTGGACATCAGCAACGTGTCGAAGTACGCCTGGACCTTGAAGTCCGGGAACACCTTGGCGATAGCCGGAATGTCGAATCCGGCGATGTTGTGGCCGACAACGCGCTTGGCCTTCTTGAGCCTCTCGACGGCCTGACGGACTGTCATTTCGCCCGTGCCGTGATCGTTGGCGGACAGGATGGGACCGCGCGGTGCGCCGGTCTCATCTACCTCTTGGAGGGAAATGCAGTGGATCGTGTCAAGTTCGTCGAGGAGGCCATTGGTCTCGCAGTCGAATACGAGGATCAACGGCGGTCCTCCTTACGGGTAGCCGTGGTTGGTTACGGGGATTGCGCGGACGCGGCGGCGGGCGCGGAGGATGTACTCCGGCTCGGGGGCCTTCGGCGGCGTGTGGACGCCCTGCGGCGCGTGGCCGGGGAAGTCGTCGTCCTCGAACAGTTCGTCCTGCTCGGGCTGGTCGGGATGCAGCGTGTAGCCGTAATCCTCGACGTAGTGCGTGATGCGGCGGATGGTGCGCTCGGTGCCGTTGTTGTTCAGCACGAACAGCAGCTTCTCCGATGCGTCGGCAACCGCGCCTTCGAGGGATACGACCACCACCTCGTCGGTGCTGGGTTCGTAGATGGCGACGTGGGCGCAGCACCGCAGATCGAACCGGGCGCAGTGCTCGTGCGGCGTACCGAACTCGAAGCCGATCAGGCTCACGAGGTGACCCTCGGGCGAGCGGAAGTTGCGGATGCCGTTCGGAGCGGCCTCGCTGGTCCAGTCGTTACGGCCGCTCAGGTACGCGGCCACGTAGGTGTAGCTCGCCAGTGACACGAAGAAGCAGTCGATGTCCTTGATTTCGGTCCCGTCGTAGAACGCGCGCAGGCTTCCGCCACCCAGGATCACCAGGTGGCGGACTTCGGCCGGCAACACGTCGAACAGGGACCGAGCGTGTTGCTCGGCAGTCATGGTTGGTCCCTTAGCGGATCAGGTTGGTGAAGCGCTCGGCGACGCGCAGGGCGCGCTCGGCTTCTTCCTCGTGCTCGTCGGCCTGCGAGTGCAGGACATCGGCCTTGTCGCGCAGCGTCGATGCGGTGGCGATGCGGTCGGCGCTGATCTTGAACAGCTTGTCCACCTGGCCCTCCAGCACCTTCACCACGTCGGTCACGGTGTCCTTGCGGAACGGAGCGGTCAGCAGGTCGATTGCGATGGCGACGATCTCTTTCATTGGGGTAGTTCCTCGGCTTTGATGTGGATGACCACGCGCCGCCCAGGCTTGCCGTACATGACACGGCAGGCTTGGTCGGAGCGCGGGAGTTGGTAGGGGAGAACGAGGCTCTCAGCGAAGGAGAGCGGCGCATCAGCTGGGATGAAGCCGACGACCGAGCGGCCGTCAGTAGTCGGAGGTGGATACATCGGATGACTCGTCGGCGAAGTCGCCGTATTCGCCCGGAGCATCTGCATTGAGCAGGCGGCCGGATGCGTGGTCGTAGCTGTAGTAGAGAACCTGGCCGTTCGACTGGCCGGTGAAGCGATCCTTTAGGACGCGGAAGGTCGTGCAGTTGCGCTCGGCCTCGTTCTCGGCCTGCGTGTTGCGCTCCAGGCCGAACGCGAAGTGCGTCCAGAAGCCAATCGCGCGGCTGCCCTTGAAGTGGCGGAGCATCACGCGCCCGCCTTCCTCGTGTGGCTTGCCTTCCGGCGTGGCGAGGTGCGAGACCAGGTAGATGCAGATGAGGTGGCGCTGCGCGAACTGCGCGATCTTCGCCATCGTGTCCTCCAGCATCTTCCGCTCGTCCTCGGCACCGGCCGCAAACGACGTGAGGTTGTCGAGGACGATGTGCTTGACGCCCTCGGCGACGACCATGTGGGCCATCTTGGCTTCGATCACGTCCCACTCGGACGAGCCGAAGTGGTCGTAGATGAACACCTGGCCCTTGTCGAGAATCTCGAACGCGGCTTCCAGCTCCTCCTGCGTCCAGCTCCCATCGGGGACGTGGAAGCGGCGGCCAGCAACCTTGCCTGCCATGCGCTTCGCCGTCTCGACCGGCTGCTGCTCCAGGAAGAACAGGCCAACGCGGTCGCCGGTTTCCTGCGCGATGAAGGCTGCTTCCTCCATCAGCCAGTCGGTCTTGCCGATGCCGGTGCCCGCGCCGAAGGTGTAGACCTCGCCGTACCGCTTGCCGTAGGTCAGCGCGGTGAGGCGCGGGTCGTGCCAAGGCATGCCCATCGAGACCGGCTTGAGTGCCTTCTCCTTGAGGGAGCCGAACGTCACCACTCCATCGGGGCGCTTGGTCTGCGCTTCGTAGATGGCGCGGGTGATCGCCTCGGCATCGCCACGCTGGAGCAGCTCGTTCGGGTCTTTCGCCGGGAGCTGTGCGATCTTGGCCTTGCCGGGAGTCAGCAGCAGCGCCACTTCCTGCGCGGCGGCTTGGCCCGGTTCGTCCATGTCGAACATGAGCACAACCTCGTCGAAGCCGTTGACCCACTCCAGCTCGCGCTTGATGGACTTGGCCGCGCCTTGCGCTCCGTTCGGAACGGACACCACCGGCCAGCGGAGGCCGAGTGCCTGCGCCACGGAGAGCGCGTCGATCTCGCCTTCGGTGATGACGAGGCGTCGCCCCGGTTCGTAGAGGTGCTGGCCGAACAGCCCGCACGCCTTCGAGTCGCCGATGAATGAGAACTTCTTGTCGGGGTAGCGGAGCTTCTGCGCGACGATGCCGCCATCGCGCTTGTAGTTGGCGATCTGCACGGTCTTGCCGTGCTTGTCCTTGCCGATCCAGTAGCCGTACTTACGGCATGCTTCCTCAGTGATACCGCGCTTCGCCAGGGCTTGCGGTTCACCCTTCGCAAAGTCGCTCATGGTTTTCCTGCTGGTGGGTTGAGAGACCTCCTCGCCTTCGGCTGGCTCGTAGTGACCGCAGCCGAAGCAGTAGCCGTGCCCGTCGCTGTAGCGCGCAAGGTTGTCCTTGCTGCCGCAGTTCGGGCACGGCTCTTTGTGGAGGTATTCGGAGTCAGCGCTTTGCACGCTCCACGGACCACATGCGCTTGCGGTAGGAAATGCCGAGGCGACGATTCAGCGCACCCTTGACGGTGCGGCCCAGGCCGCGGAACGGCTTGTCGGCGCGCGCCCATGCGCGCTCGAAAGCCAGGCGCATCGCGGACGGAATGACGGTGGTAGCGGTGTTGGTCATGCGTTCTTCTCCAGCAGGAACTTGGTGAATGCGGCGACTTCTTCGGTCGCATCGTTGGCGTCGAGGCCCAGCTCGTCGGTGCAGTAGTTGCGATACAGCTGGAGCAGCGCATCGACGCGGTACTGCTTCGGAGCGCGGCGCGCTTCCAGGAGCGGAGCCTTGCTGCGGCGCTGACGGCGCGACAGGCGATAGCGCGTGTACCGCTGCCCCGAGGCGTCCTCGCAGGTCTGCGTTTCGATCTCGAAGCCAGCAGCGCGCAGCTCATCGACGCGCGAGGCGAGGCGGCGGATGCGGTAGACGCCTTCGGCCTGCCACGAGGTCAGGTGCGAGTGGCGACGCAGGTGATCCAGGACGACCTGGGTTTGCGGGGGCAGCGGTTTCACGTTGGGTTCTCCTATCGAGGGAAGTCAGGTGCCCACACGACGGGCTTGCCGTAGGCGGCGAGCAGGCGTCGCAGCGCGGCGTGTTGGGCTTCGGTGAAGTTGTCCTCGGGCTGCATGGCGTCGTTGACGCCGCCCAGGAGGCAGACTTGGTATGCGGATTGGTTGTGCTTACCGGCGAGAGCGCCGGGCTGATTCAGCGGGCGACCGTCGTAGATCGAGCCGTCACGTTCGATGACGAAGTGGACGGCGATCTTCGAGTAGCCCTGCGAGCGGTGCAGGCGTGCGAGTTCTTCGCCGGTCGTGACCTGCTCGGGGCGGGTCATGCTGGCGAGGACGAACAGCGCCTCTACCGATTCCAGAGGTTTGAGGCGCACTTAGAGTTTGTAGAGGTGGACTTCGGTGCGTGGTTCTTCGTCCGGCTGCGCCCAGCGCTTACCGGAGAGCAGCCACATGACTTGCTTGTCGTCGGCCCAATAGCCGGTGGCTTTGGTCACAACGTCCATCGGCCCCTTGGCGAGGTTGTCCACGTCGCCCTTGGGAAACGCGGCCTTCGAGGTCTTGGCGCGTTTGCATACCGCGATGATGACCACTAAAACCGGATCGGTCGGCGACAGGTCCAGATCACCGGCTGGCAGATGCTTCTCTGCGGCTTCCTTCCAGGTCTTGTAGGTCTTGCCGTAGTAGACGCCCCAGCGCGAAACCTTCGGGCGCGAGGCGGGCACCGGGTCAAACGGGAACGTGAGGGAGGCCAAATGCTTGGCCCCCCTCGCGGTGTTCACGATGACCGACAGCGGATCAGTAGTCGCCGTCATCGCCCTCGTCGTCGGAGTCGCTGTCGTCGTCCGAGTCGTCATCGCTGTCGCTGAACGGCGCGCTGTCGGCGGCCTCGTAGCCGTCCTCCTCGCCGAAGCCGTAGTCCTTGGCGTTGCGCTGGCCGAACTCGACCAGCTCGATCACCTGGACGGCGACCATGTAGCAGGTCAGGTAGAACTTCTTGGCCGATTCGACGAACGAGCCGCCGATCTCGTAGGAGACCTTGAGTTCGCTGCCGCCGCCGATCTGCGGCGGGTTGTCGATCTTCTTGCCGCGGGCGTCGAAGATGTCCGGGCGCATGGTGAACTTCTTGCCGGTGCGCTTGCTGACGCCGCTGGCCTTCATCTTGAACTTCACCAGCACGCGGCCGGTGTCATCGCCGTTCTCGTCGGTTTCTTCGGTGAACACCGGGGCCACTTCGGCACCCTTCTTCTTCTTCGGGTTCTCGCTCAGGAACTCCTGGAACAGCTCGTCGCGCCGGGTTTCCAGCTTCTTCGCCAGCGCCTTGAAGTCCTTGTCGTTCGGGTCGAACGCCAGGCTCACGGTGTATTCGCCTTCCGGCTTGAACTTGGTGTCCGGTTCGTTCAGGCGCGGCCACACGGCGGTGCCCTTGGGGGAGACGAATCGTTCGCGCTTCTTGGTTGCCATCAGTTGTCGGTCTCGTAGTTGGTCGGGAGATAGATGCCCGCGCGCCACAGGTCAGCGGCGGCGGTCAACGGGGTGTCGGCGGAAATGCCGAAGGCTTCGTCGATGTCGAAGCCGATGAGCGCCTCGTCGATGAAGGCGTCGGTGATCGGGTCACGCATCACGGGTAGTGCGGTTTCAGCTCGCGCTCCGCGTAGCGGCGCACGGCGTTGAGGGTGTTGACCTGCCGGTAGCGGCAGTCCTGCTCCATGCGCGAGACGACCCGCAGCACTTCCATCGGATCGAGGCCGAGCACTTCGCAGAAGTTCTTGAAGGCGCACGCCAAGCCGATCACCTGATCGGCCGGGTGGCCGAGGGACTGCACGCTGTCGATCACTACGAAAGCGCCGCGTGCGGCGCTCTCGGCAGAACGTGAGTGCAGTCCGTCGATGACGCGATCACGCACCTGCGTGCAGCTCCGTCATGCGGTGCTTGAACTCCTCGACCGTGCCGTGTTCGGCCGGGTTGTAGATGCCGAGGACCACACCGAAGTGGTCCTGGGCAACGTAGGTGTTCAGTGCGTGCTGGTAGTTGATGCTCATGTTGATGTTCTCGCTTGGGGTATCAATTGCCAAAGGGGGATGGACTAGGCAAAGAAATAGCGCGACTCCAGCACCAGGCTGAGGTCCAGGTCGCCATGCGGCGGGAGGGGTGGGAGTTTCTCTGCCGCTTCTGGCGGGAGCTGCTCGACGAGTTGCTGTCGGAAGTCGGCCAGTACGTCGCCGCTGTATTGATCGACGAACGCCTGCCGGAGTGCGGCGGCGAGGATTGCTGCCTGGCCCGCGTGCGTACCGTAGGAGTCGTGGATCATGGCGAACGACTCGATGCCGTTCTCTGCCGCGAGGCAGGTGGTCAGCATCATGTGGCTGGCGTCGCAGGAGTGGACGAAGTTCGGACTGATCCCGAGGGTCTGCCTGCGACGGTCGAGCTTAGTACCGCCGATGTTGACCACTAAATTCACCTCGCGGCCTCCGACGTGCGGCCGGATGCGGACGCCTTCCTCCTCGCGGTACTCCTGGAGGACCGGGAAGCCAGCGGGGGTCGTCCAGCTCACCGGCAGGTCGGCCGACGAGGCGACCTTGGAGGCGTCACGCAGCCAGTCCATCGCCGCGCGGGCTGCGATCACGACCTCGCCGATGCACTCCCACAGCAGGGTCGCCAGGTACTCGGCGGTCTCCCAATCGTCCTCCATGCCCAGCTTCTTGAACTTGGAGAGCACCTGGGCGCGCATGCCCGACTTCGTGACGCCGTAGGGCAGCGTCATCACCGGCTGCTTCACGATGTCGCGGGTGAGCTGGCCGTCCAGCTTGATCGCCAGCGGGTCGCCGCTCTCGGCACGGGCGCGCAGCTTCTCCTGGGCCACGTCTTTCACGCGCGAATAGATGTCGGCGGGCTTCGGCTGCGGGATCAGGTTGGTGGCTGCACCGCCCACGGAGTCGCGGAGCATGGCCGAGAAGTTCTGGAGGCCGTTACAGGAGCCGTCGAGCGCGATGGGCAGATGGGAGACGTGATCGCGGCCGTTGAGGCTGTAGCCGAGCCACTCGAAGCACGCTGCCAGCGCGCAGAACGGGCTGTCGGCGTCCATCCAGAAGCGTTGGCCGTCCAGCGGATCGAGGGCGCTGTCGAGAATCTGCTCCTCGTGCTCGCGCACCCAGGCCACGCGCTCCTCGAACGACACCTTGTCCACGCCGAAGCAGTTGGCGACGTGGATGGCGAGCCAGTAGGCACCGTCCTCGCCGAGCGGCACGCCTTGGGCGAACGTCAGCAGGCCCTTGGCCGCATCATCACCCTGCGGGGTCAGCGTCGGGGGCAGGGGGTAGCACCGGCCGCGGAAGTCGAGGTTGTGAGGGAAGTAGATCGCGGGGTACTCGGCGAACTTCTCCGCCAAGGCGATCTTCTGCGCGGCGGCGAGGCGGGTGGACACGCTGCGCGCGTTGGCCTCGTAGACCTTGGCGCGGTCGCGCTTCCATTCCTTGAACTCGTCGGCGTGGTGCTCCTTGAAGTAGTCCGGGTCGGTCTCCAGCAGGGCAGGGCGGCTCGGCAGGTCCATCAGTTCACGCTCCGGCAGCCCGGCGACACCGCCGCCTGCGTTCCACAGCTCGCGCATGACCTCTAGGACGGGCACGTTCACCTTCCAGGCGGTTGCCTGGATGGCGTTGAGGGCCTGGTAGACGTTGGGCATATCGACCAGCGCCAGCTCGCGCTTGTAGGCGCGGTTGCGGGTACGCACGAGGTCAGCCCGGCCGCCGATGTCGGTCAGGTAGCCGCCGTCGCGGGGCGTGGTCCACGGACGGGGCGGGACGACCATCGGCATCAGCACCGGCTGGTACAGGGCGGCGCTGTCGTGGGCCTTGGTCAGCCAGTCGAGCACCTTCTGATTCCCGGCGATGAGCAGGTGGCGCTTGCCGCGCTCGGCGACGGTGACCAGCTCGACCAGCCCGGTCGCCTCGACGAACAGCTCGATGAGCTTCATGCCCACCAGCAGCGCGTCCTTGTCGGACAGGTAGAGGCGCTTGTCGTCCTCGGGGGCGAACTCGGCGTCGGCGATGACGTGCCGCATGACGGCGGTGGAGTGCCGGGCCGAGGTGGACTTCTTGAGCTGCTCCTGGACGACCCGGTACAGGCCGGGGTGCTTCTCGCGGAGCAGGGAGAAGTTGATCTCGTTGGCGACCTCGTGGCCCAGGGTGATCGCCACGGACACCGCCTTGCGGTGATCGGCGACCAGCGCGTTGACGCAGGTGAAGCTGGTCAGATAGGCGAGGGCGTGGGGGTTCAGGTGGCGGATGAATTTGAGGGCGGCGTGGCGCTTGCCCGGCTTGCCGGTGTCGGCTTCGGCCACGAACGCCATGATCGCGGCGGCGGTGGCGTCGATGCTCTCCATGACCAGCTTGCGGCCGGGGCCGGTCTCGGCCTCCTGGCGCTGCTCCCTGATCTTCTCGTAGCGGGCAATGCCCAGGCTGGTGCTTTCCTTCTCCAGTTCGAGCTGGGCGGCGTGCAGGTCGTTCTCTTGCCAAGTCGTCATCGTTTGCCCTCGAGGGATGCAAAAGTCAAAACGGGAGGACCGCACCGGGGGCTGCCCGGTACGGTCCTGAGTGGTTCGGTTGTTGGTCCTGGGTGGACCTATGTGGAACTGTAGTAGTCCTCGGTGGTGAACAGCAATGAGTAGTTCTGAATGGTTGTCCTAGGAGGAGGTCCGCCGAAGATGACCACTTTATTCGGCGTCACCTGGTGTCACCTGTCGCGGCACCCGGCGTCACCTATATGTCACCCGAAGCGTCACCTGATAGACTGGAACGCTGTAAGTAGTTGAGTGGTCAGCACTAATCGGCAGGGGCTTCGGGATTTAGGTTCCAGTGCCGCAAGGCGTGGGGGTTCGAGTCCCCCCTTTCGCACCAGTGCCGGCCTGTCTCCCCGCCCAGATCGGGCCCGCTGCACCCCTTGACCGGCACGCGCTGGCAGTGCAGGCCAAATTGGGCGAAACTAAAGGGCTGCGGCAAGCAGGCGCGTCCCAGACGCCGTGTCCTTACAACCGTTTCATCCCAATCATCGAGCCGGGGGCGTAGGCCACCGGTGGCAGGAGTCAACATGCAAGCTTCGATCGAATCCACCGGCAATCTGGAACGCCGCCTGAGCTTCTCGCTGCCGGAAGAGCGTCTGCAGAGCCACATCGTCGGCCGCCTGGGCGAAATCGCCCGTACCACCCGCATCAAGGGCTTCCGCCCGGGCAAGGTGCCGGCCAAGGTGATCGAGCAGCGCTTCGGCGCGCAGGTCCGTGGCGAGGCGCTGGACGGCCTGCTGCGCGAAACCTTCGACGCGGCCGTGCGCGAGCACGACCTGCGCATCGTCGGCAGCCCGCGCATCGACAAGGGCGACGAGGGTGAGTTCTCCTTCGTGGCCACCGTGGAAGTGGTGCCGGACTTCGGCGACATCGACGTCAGCAAGCTGACCGTGGTGCGCCACAGCGCCGAGATCACCGACGCCGACATCGACCAGATGATCGAGAACCTGCAGAACCAGC